GACTGGTCAATCCGTCATTGTGACTGGTTTGCCCGCACCCTTTACCGCAACCCACGTCGTTGTTGATTCTTACGATTACTATTTTACCGCAGCATTGACCGCAAGCAACGTCACATTGCGCGACATTATTCCAACAGGCACTGCCACACTTTCAGGATATTCCGCAGCTGATATTTACGCCACAAGCGCGCCAATTGAATCAGCCGTCCTTGCAGTCAGCGTTGAGGTGTTCCAATCACGCGTTGCAGCAGGCGGTCAGATTGAAGGCGTGGACTTTGCCAGCACGCCTTACAGAATGGGACGCAGCCTGACCAATCGCGTTTCCACATTGCTTATGCCATTTTTAGACGTTGAAACGGTTGTGCAGTAATGCCAGCCAATGCCGTCGCCGATACCCGCGCAGCCTTAGCCACTGCCTTTTCCGCACTTTCGGCAACTTGTTATGCGTCAGTGCCTGAAACACCAATTCCACCAGCAATCGTCATTGTGCCCGATTCGCCTTACATGGAAGTTGTGTTAATTGGCAAGGCTTCAACCAAAGTCAAAATCAACTTTGCAATCACTGCCATTGTTGCTTCAAATAGCAACGCTGGTTCACTAGACAATCTGGAAAAACTCATAATAGGAATTCTTGCGGCAATGCCCGCAGGATACGTTGTTGGCGTTGTTGAGAAGCCGACAGTGTTGGAAGTAGGCCAAAGCCCAATGCTGGTTGCTGACATTAACGTTTCGACGTACTACACACAAACTACTTAAAAGGAGATAACGTGCCAACAACGATCATCACGGGTCGCGATTTAATCTTGACGATCGCGACCGTTAACTACGACGCGCAGGCGACCAGCGTGGTTCTAAGCAATGCACCAACAGTCACCACATATCAGACACTTGACGGCAAGGCTTACAAGCACATTGACGACCAGTGGACTTTGGACGTCGAAATGCTTGCAGACTGGGGTGCAGCTTCATCACTTTGCGAAGCACTTTGGACTGCATGGGAAGGTTCACCAAATACAGTTTTGGCGGTTTCGTTAACTGCCGCAACTGGTGCGGTTTTCACTTGCAACGTCATGCCAGTTGTTCCGTCAATCGGCGGTGCAGCACCTGACGCACAGACAGTTTCACTATCATTCGTGGTAGTAGGAAATCCAAGCGAAACGTTCTAAACCTAACAATCGGGAGACAAAATGAAACTACCAATAACAATTGAATACACCAACGGGGATCAGATAACTTACACCGCTGCGCCCCCTGAATGGGTTCGTTGGGAAAAGCACACGGGTAACACCATTGCACAGGCACAGGAAAAAATCGGAATATCCGATTTGGTATTTCTTGCCTATCACGCCATGAAGCGTGAGGCAGCAGGCAAGCCAGTGAAACCGATTGACATTTGGACTGAAACAATTTCTGAAGTCATTGTCGGTGAAGCAAACCCAAAAGCCACCCAGTCGGAAGCCTCGCAAGAGTAATTTGGGAACTAGCCTTGGCAACAGGGTTATCGCCCAACGAATTCGAAGCAGCTGAAGACATTCTGACAGTGTTGGAAATCTTGGAAGGACGGGCAAATGGCAAGTGACGCAATCGCTTACGACAAGGCTGAATTGCGTGCCATTGTCCGTTCCTTTAAAGCCATGGACGACGCAGCGTTGGCGCAAGCCAAGGAGGCAACCAGTGAATTGGCAACATACGTTCAAGGCAAAATTAAGGCAACCGCTGCAACCGTAACACGCAACAAGGTTGACAATCGCGTTGCCGACGGTTCAAAGGTTTCCAAGTCTTCCAAGATTGGTGAAATTTCATTTGGTTTTGCTGGGCAAAAACTAAGCGGTGGTGCAACAACGCAACAGATTTGGGGCGGTGTTGAATTTGGTTCAAATAAATATAAGCAATTTCCAGTGTGGTCAGGTCGCGAAGGTCGTGGTTCACGCGGTTGGTTTATTTATCCAACCTTGAGAAGTGTGCAGCCCGATATTGTGAGAAAATGGGAAGAATCGTTTTCTAAGATAGTGAAGGAGTATGACTAATGGCTGGTAGTCGCACGCTCAAACTTTCCATTCTTGGTGACGTTGACAATCTCAACAAATCGCTTAAATCTGCAACCCAAGACGTTGACACATTTGGCGACAAGATTGGCAAGACTGGCAAAATGATTGGCGCGGCGTTTGTCGCTGCTGCCGCTGCTGCTGGTGCTTACGCCGTTAAAATCGGCATTGAAGGGGTCAAGGCAGCCGTTGAAGATGAAAAGGCACAGACACAACTTGCCCTTGCCTTAGAAAACGCCACAGGGGCAACCAATGCCCAAATCGCGGCGACCGAACAATCCATTCTTAAAATGTCACTCGCCACGGGTGTGGCTGACGATCAGTTGCGACCAGCCTTGGGACGCTTGGTGCGTTCAACTGGTGACATTACAAAGGCACAAGATTTGTTGGCAATTGCCTTGGACATCTCCACGGCGACTTCAAAACCGCTTGAAACCGTGGCAGCAGCATTGAGCAAGGGTTTTGACGGGAATACTGCTGCACTTGGCAAATTGGGAATTGGCCTTTCAGCTGCTGAGTTAAAAACAATGAACTTTACACAGGTTCAAGAAAAACTGACAGATTTATTTGGCGGGTCAGCAGCACGCAACGCAGACACCTACGCTGGACGCATTGCCCGCATGCAAGTGGCATTTGACGAAGCCAAAGAGACAATCGGGTTTGCTTTGTTGCCAATCCTTGAAAAAGTCATTAACTTCATAAACCAAAACGCATTGCCAGCAATCAACGCATTTTCAAAGGCTTTCAGTCTCGACGGCGGTGGTCTTGGTGGACAAATTACGCAGGTGGGCAATCTGCTGACCGCAGTGTTCACGCCAATCATTAACGGACTTGTGAAGGCATTTGGCTACGTCAGGGACGCAATTGGCGACAACCTTGAAACCTTTAAAGTGTTCGGCGCATATATTGCAACTTACCTTGCACCAGTAATCGGCACAGTTTTGGGCGGGGCTTTACAGGTAGCAGGCAAAATTGCAGGCGGTGTCATTGACGTCATTGCTGGTGTGGTCAGGATTTTAAACGGTTTGATTTCAGGTGCGGTTGCAGGAATTAACGCCTTGATCAGTGCCTACAATTCAATTCCGTTCTTGCCCAACGTTTCCAAAATTTCTGCACCAAGCGTCAACGTGCCAACCATTTCAGTGCCAAAAACGTCAACACCAACAATTCCGTCAGTGCCAACAATTACGCTTCCAAGCAGTTCAGGAAGCACAGGCACAAGCGGTGGTGGCATTGCCGCAGCGGCAAAGGCTGGGGCAGGCGTAGCCGCTGCGGTTGCTGGTGGTGGATTTACTGATTCACAAAATGCAGCACGATTGGCAGCTGCTGGGGGCGGTGGCTTTACCGATTCCCAAAACGCTGCCCGTATAAGCATTACGGTCAACGGGGCAATTGACAAAGAAGGCACTGCCCGCACAATTGTTGAAACCTTAAACAATTCCTACTACCGCGGCACTGGTGGTGCAACCGCGCTTGTGGCGATCTAATGACGCAATGGAATCCCATTTGGCTGGTTGAAATTGACGGCGTTGAATACACCGACGCAATTTTGGCGAACCTAACAATCCGCAGCGGTCGGACAAATATCTATGAGCAGGCGCAGGCAGGCTACGTCAACATTCAATTGCTTGATTTAGCGCAAACCATAATCCCAGTCAATATCAACTCAACAATAGGTGTTTCAGTTAAAGACACCGCAGGCGTATTTGTGGCAATTTTTGGTGGCAACGTGGTTGATATTGCGTTGGAAGTGCGTGACGTAGGTTCAACCGCCTTTACTCAAACCTATTCAATCACCGCACTTGGTGCGCTTGCCCGTTTGCCAAAGGCATTGACTGAAGGCGTACTTTCCAAAGATTTTGACGGCAACCAAATTGAAACAATCTTGGGTCAAGTTCTATTTGGTTCATGGGCTGAAGTCGCTGGTGCAGTCACATGGGCAACTTATGACCCAACAATCACGTGGGCAAATGCTGAGAATAACGGTTATGGGGAAATAGATACCCCAGGAAACTACGAATTGGCAGCACGATCAAGTGCGACAACTGACGTTTATTCACTAGTTTCAGCCTTAGCAACTTCAGGCTTGGGCTATATCTATGAAAACGGACTTGGGCAAATTGGTTATGCAGATTCGACCCACCGCACGACATACCTTGCGACCAATGGATACGTTGACCTTGACGCCAATCAAGCGCGTGGGTCGGGTCTAAGGATTGAAACGCGTGCGGGTGACGTTCGAAATTACTTGACAATAAAATACGACGCAACTAGTTCCAGTGAGGAAACCGCATTTGACGTGACTTCAATTGGTCAATACGGCACACTTGCCCAAATTATTTCAACAACATTGCACAATGCAGCTGACGCCGAAAGTCAAGCAGAATTCTATTTGTCGCTAAGAAAACAACCGCAGCCAATCTTTAGCGAAATTACGTTTGACCTAACCAATCCTGAATTGGACAATTCTGACCGCGACAACCTTATTGGCATTTTTATGGGCGAAGCCGTGGCACTCAACAACTTGCCTTTAAATATGAGCGCAGGCGCGTTCCAGGGTTTTGTTGAAGGCTGGTCGTTTCAGGCTTCCTACAATCAACTTTCGGTCACTTTGCTACTTTCACCACTTGCCTACTCATTGCAGGCAATGGCTTGGGACGACGTGCCAGTGACTGAAATTTGGTCAAGCGTGTCGCCAATCCTAGAATGGCAATATGCGACAATTGTCGCCTAAGGAAAGGAAACTCAAATTACAAATCCCACAAGCAACTATGGTTTTGTTCTCCCAACGGCGAGCGATTTAGTCACGGATTTGCCAGCAGATTTTGACGTGGCATTGCAAGGCGTTGATACGCGTTTGAAGGCACTACAACCAGGCACAACGCTAGGCGACATTGCCTATTCTTCAGCGACGGCAAACACCAACACACGTTTGCCAATTGGTACAACTGGTCAAGTTTTAGCAGTTTCGGGTGGTGTGCCAGCGTGGACAACGACGGCAGACGTTACACCACTGACAACTAAGGGCGATTTATTCACTTTTACAACAGTGGATGCAAGACTTGGCATTGGAACAAACAATCAAGTTTTAACTGCTGATTCAACTCAAGCAACAGGAATGAAATGGGCTACGCCCGCTGGTGGTTCTTTTACAACTGCGGTAAATAATGTCGCAAGCCAACAATCAACAACATCAACAAGTTTCGTAGATTTGGCAACTGCTGGCGCGGTGACAATAACCACGGGAACAAAGGCACTTGTTAGCATTGTGGCTGAAATGGCAAAAACAGGTTCGGCAACTCCCGACGCTCAAATGTCATTTGCAGTTTCGGGCGCGACAACAATTGCGGCTGCTATGAATCCTTATGGTTGCCGTTTCCAAATGGCTGATGCAGTCGGGGCAAGCGTGCAATTCGGTGGAACTTGGATAGTGACTGGATTGACGGCTGGTTCTAATACTTTTACAACAAAGTTTCGAGATGCTGCTGGTGGAACAACTTATTTTGCAAATCGCACCATTTCAGTCGTAGATTTAGGGAGTTAAAAAATGGCTATCACATCAAAAGATATTAACCTTGGACAACTTGACAAGGAACTAGGAAGCAAAGGACTGAATGGCGATTTTAGTGACCCATCAAAGAAACTTATTTTGCCAACTGAAAACTCAAATGTAACCGAAGCACAACTTGAAGCAGCTATTGCTGCTCACATTGCGCTACCTGACCCTGAACCAACGGTTGCAGATAAGTTGAAACGCGTTGGCTTATCGGTGGAAGAAATCAAAGTGGCTTTAGGTTTATGACATATCCACAAGGCACATCAGCTGCGCTAATTGAAATCGCAAGTGCTGAAGTCGGCACAATTGAAGAAGGCGACAACCTGACCAAATACGGCAAATTTACAAAGGCCGACGGTTTGCCATGGTGCGGTTCTTTCGTCAACTGGTGTTGCGCACAAGCGGGCGTCAAAATTCATTCAGTCGTGGGTACTGCAATTGGCGCACACAAATTTAAAGAAACAAACCGTTGGTCAAACATTCCGCAGTTGGGTTATGTCGCTTTCATGGACTTTCCACACGACGGTGTTGACCGCATTTCTCATATTGGTATTGTTGTGGGTTTGATTGACGACAAAACATGCGTGACGATTGAAGGCAACACCAGTGGAACAGGCGACCAGCGAAATGGTGGCATGGTCATGGTAAAGGTGCGCAACGTTGGCAAAGAGATTGTTGGGTTTGGAATTCCCAAATTCGTACCTTACAAGGGCGAACACCCAACAGTTGAAATACCAAAATCGGGAGAAAAACCAACAAAGGAGAAAACAAAAAAATGGACAAAGCCAAAGCCTTAATCGCTTCATGGGCACGATCATTCATGGCAGCAGCACTCGCCTTATATATGGCGGGTGTGACTGACCCAAAGACACTTGCAATGGCAGGGGTCGCAGCGATTGCACCAGTTGTCTTGCGCTGGTTGAACCCTGCGGATAAGAGTTTCGGGTTAACGGGGAAGTAACTCGGAAACTCACGGCAGCAGCATTGACTTGGGCACTTGCGTTAATGCTGACTGCTTGTGGGTATCAGGGTTGGACACGTTATGAGTGCCAAGAATATGAAAACTGGTCAAAACCTGAGTGCCAAAAACCGCAATGCGTCCCGACTGGAACGTGTTCTGACGACATACTTGGATTTACAACACCACAAACCAACACGACGGCGCGCCCCTGAGGACGTCCACGCGCAGCTGATTTTGATAATTGGTTCAACACTTGCAGCAGTATTTTTAATCGTAACGGTTGGCATAACTTACGCGCTCATATTCGTCACCCAGCCAATCGGGGCACAAGCACCCAATGACGCAGCCTTTATTGACCTATTGAAGACACTAGCCATTTTCTTGACTGGTTCACTGGGCGGTGTGCTGGCTGGCAACGGACTAAAATCCAAGGCAAAGTCAGGTGACACGCCGACAAACACGCAAGGTTCTTGATTTGGCGCGCCTTATGCGTCACCCTGAGTGCAGGTGGTAGTCGTTACCACCAAGAATCGGGAGAATTCAAAATGGTCGTTGATTTATTAGACCCGCAGGTTCTGCGGGCTTTATTTTTAATCGGTGTGCTTTGCACCTTAGCCGCTGCCTTGGGCTATTCATTTGGGCACAGAGACGGAAGCCGTGAAGGCTATACCCGCGGGCGTGCAATTAGTCGCCACATCTCACAAGCCAAAAGGGAAGTGAAATAAATGGGGTTCTTGGATAACTACGAAGGCAACAAAGAGCGCACAGATCGTTGGATTGCCACTTTTCCACAAGGAATCATTCATGCCGTCATTGAACAATTTGACGCTGACAAGGGCTATGTCCTAGTGAAGGCAATGGGTTATCGAAACCAAGAAGAAACCATACCCGCTGACATTGACTACGCTTATGGGTTTTTGGCTGCTTACAATCCCAATATGAAACGCTGGTTTGTTGAGGATACGGTGACAAGCGCAAAACTTAGGGTCATGGCTAACTTGCTAGGTGGGACAGAAAAAGCCACAAAGGAAACAATGCAACAAGTCGAATCTATGAGTGCAAAGGTTGCCACCGCAGACCCAGCAAAGGAATACGACTACTGGACAACTAAATTTGGCGAAGTGCCAAGTTACAAAACTGAAGAAGATATGGAAGCAGCTGGTGTTCCAACTTTGGCTTCAGGTGTGGCAGAAATTGCAACACAACTGGGCGGTCAATTGGGTGCTGAAGCACCACAATGCCGTCACGGCCACCGCATTTTCCGTACTGGAAACAGTGCAAAGACCAAAAAAGACTGGGCAAATTATTCATGCGTAGGGCGCAAACCCGATCAGTGTGACCCAATATGGCTAATGCTTACAAGTGACGGAACTTGGAAGCCACAAGTATGACGAAGCAAAGACTAATCAAAATACTTGTCTGCATTGAAATTGTGTTGTTTTTGCTACTGATTGGGGTGGCATTTCTATGAGCGATTATTGGGAAGTAATACAAGTCAAAACAATGACTGGCAAACTTATGTGTGAAGGTGAAGTGGTCGCCGAATACAAAGTTGAGCAATGCGACAAGTGTTCAAGCATTGTCAAATTTGA